TCCATGTGTTCGGAAACCTCGAACCATTCTAGCTTCTGGACCTCGGCCTCGTCCTCCTCGGTGAACTGATCCCAACCGGGCCAGGAGTCCAACTCGATCAGGAGCCACTTGAAGAACTCTCTCGGTGTCATTTTCTCACCATTTTGCCGCAATCTGGAAATCATAAACGTAGGTACAAATTAACCGTGATACTGCTCGCCTGCGTCCTGGGGGAAAATAAATCGAATACCGGAAATCAAACTCCCGCCTCTTCTCGTAGCTGTCGGCAGCATCGAGCGCACTTTTGCCCTCTGCGATCGTTGCCCCCGGTCCTCCTCAGCTCTCGTTGACATCGAGAGCAGACATATCTCATCCCGCACCAGGACGAACATATTCTCGAATTAGTCATTCTCTCATCCCCTTGTTTCTCTGACGGCACTCGGCCCGCAGCGCATAGTGGGGCATGTGCTTCGGGCGCTCAATAAGTTTCCATCCACGAGGACGTCCTCGGCCAGACCAATGCCGGACTAGCTGCGCACGAACTCGCTTGCCGCACTTGCGACATCGACGCTGCAGAGTGATCGTGCCAGGGCGAGTCTCCCAAGTCCACCATGTCTGGCACTGGGGGCATTCCCACATCCCTTTCCTCACAATTCAACCCCCAATTCCTCGAGTCGCTCCTGGAGCACCCTGATGGACGATCTGAGGCGCTTCACCTGCGCAGTGCGGTCGATACATCGCTTATGGTCCTCAAGTGTCTCAGATAGCCTTCTAGAGCGCATCTTTTTCGGCCACGAGGCAAATATGGCGTATGCGGGTTCGGACAGGCTTGCAGAGATGCCAGGGCACATGGCCGAGGCAGGAAAGGGGATGTTATTATTATTATCGCAACAATGAGCAGCCGAGCAACCACTAAAGACGGTGTACGGTGTAGGGTGGGCGCGCGGGGTGGCTAAAATAAGGGATGAAGGTAGGTTGAAGGACGGTCCGGGGCTGGAGGACGACACATGGTAGCTACTGAATTGCTGATTCTAGGTGTTCTGGACCTCTTGACCCTGTCTGGACTGGTCGTTTTCGCTCTCTGGCTGAGGATCGAGCTTGCAAACATGCTCGAACTGCTCGATGAGCGCCTCGCCCTGGCACTGAAGGCGCTCGTTGATCGTGTAATGGAAGGCGGGATCGACTTCGAGCCGCCTAATCCGATACAGGGAGCGATTGCGCAGATGATCCAGTCGATCGCAGCTCAGAAGATGAACACGATTGAAGCTGTTGTCACGCAGAAAGGCCCGGACGGACGGTTTCAATCTTCAATTGACGAATTCCAATAAATTATAAACCTACTACTGCGGTTTTTCAATCATGGCGAGGCGAAGGGGCCGAAAGACCAGGCGACGCGCTGCCAAGAAAATCAGTTTGATCGATCTCGCGGAGTCGTATGCGTACGCAAGCGTGCTGACCTCGGGAGTTTTCGCCAATTCACCGATCGGCGTCCTCGGATTTGACGGCACTGGTTCAGGAATGGCCATGGCCACCACGAACGGTGGCGCTGCGCTCACCCTGGGCGGCATCGTCAGTGATCCAGGCTCCTCCTTCGATGCGATGCAGGCCAACTTCATGCAGAACTACCAGGCTATGGCCGTGTCCGCTATCGGGATCGGCCTGACATTCAAGTTCGCCAAGCGCCTATTGAGGAAACCAATAGCAAATGTCAACAGAAATTTGATGGCTCCCTTGGGCATTGGCGTGAAAATATAAAATTAGTGAGGTGGTAATATAGCTACGACAACTTGCGTGGGAAATCTGGTCTGCAGTGACGGCACGAACATCCCGCTTAAGCTCGAAGTCGTAGAGGGAACAGAAACATCTCTGACCACAGATACGGTCTACACAGTGAGCGCAATTAACATCGGCGACTATGCCCCAGGCAAGACCGTTACCCATGGTCTAGTGAGTGGATCCGTCGGCGTCTCGTACGCCTACATCCTCCGCCAAGGCGTCGTAGCTGCAAACATCGCCGTCTGTGTGAAGGGGGCCTCGACGTTCACTCCAAGACTCTGGGCCCCCTTTACGCTGCAGGCGGGCGACTTGCTCAAGGTCATGACACAGACCGCTGCCGATCGAGGTGCGAGTCTGGCAGTCTACACCAATCGCGGAGTCTCGAGGATATTCCATGTCACCCCGAGCGGAGGGGCCACGAACGAGCTCATCGATATCCAGACTTCGAATTCGATAGGAGAAACGCTCCAGGGGCAAACCTGCATTTCCGCCACTTTCACCACGGTCGACGGAGCTCTTATCGAAACCAACGGCGCCTACATCGTCGACGCCCTGGGCAACGTCGTCGGCAGCGTCACCGACACAGACCCCAGTGTCCAGCAACCACTGCCAGCGGATCTCGCCGCACCCGTCAACCTGAATTTCAAAGCCCAGTTCCTCACGAGTGCTTAGAGGTGAGAAATTGGCGCGGATGACGAAGGCTGCTGGCCGCAGAAGACTCGCGGAGATCCTCTCGAAGGCCAAGAAGCTCTATCTTCGTGACTTCATCTCGACCAAAGACCTCGACAGCATCGAAAGAATAGCCAAAATGCGATCCAAGCAGCTCAAGTGAGGTGTCGGCAGTGGTTCAGACTCAGAGCTTGTATGGCTTAACCGGGACAGGACAGGAGATCGGTGGGGTATCTGCGGCCACAACTTCACAGGTCCAGGCTACACTTGCACAGGTAGAGGCAAACAGGGCAGCAGCAGCAGCAGCAGCAGCAGAGCGAGCAGCTACACCAGGGGGCGGAACCGGGGCAGGGCCGGGTCCGTTCGACCCGAGAGGGGCCTTTCAGATCCCAAACAACTTCTGGGGCTTTGCCATCCTGATGATGGGGCTGAGATGATGCCTCTTCCAGATGCCCCACCGATCTCCCCGCGCGTGTACAGGCTTCTGAAGAACGTCGCCCTCGAGGATCTCTCTGATGAGAACCAGATAGTCAAGGTCGGTAATCCCATTACGATCGAGATGCTGAACGAGGACGAGCTGCGCCGCCTGATTCTCGTTCAACTAGCTCGTCTTAGCGTCAAAAGCGAATGGAATGGACTCCTAGGGTGATCTCATGCCGCTACCAGATGCCAACAAGCGATCCCCCAGGGTGTACACTAACCTGCAGAACCTCGATCTAGACACTGTAACATTCGCTAACATAGCTGCAACTGGCAACCCCATAGCTGTTGAAGAGATGAACGAAGACGAGATGAGGCGTCTCGTCCTGGTCAACCTGGCACGTTTGGTTTGTGCTGGGGAGTGGACGGGCCTGCTCGAGGCCGGTGGGGGTGGCAACGAGTTCAACGGAGAGCTGACGAAGTACAACTGGGACGGGGACGGTGATCGAGTACGGATCCTAGCTCTGCCTCCGTATGGCAACGGGAACCTGAGGACCCTGAGTCAGACGTGCGTGACGGTTAACCAACTAATCCTCTTTCCTTTCATCGCACCGAACAGCGGCACGATCTCCGCGGTCGACCTTTACGTTCAAGGGGCCTCTGAAACTGGTGCGTACAATGTCGGGTTTTACAGTGACAACGAAGGAGTCCCAGAGACTTTCATCGGAGAGTTTGTTTTGGATATGACCAGCACCGGGGATGTGGAACAGACGACAAGCAGTGAGGATGTTGTAACAGTTCGCGGAACCCAATACTGGATCTCGTTCTATGGCGACAACATAGGAGGGACACAACCTAGCTTCGGCGGTCTTACCTACGACGGCCTCTCTTCTCCTCTCTGCGTGGGGTACTACGGGACGACCGGTATCCTGAACGCCGTATTTTTCACAGGATCCTCGAGCGGTAACGCCACAATCACAGACTGGACGCTTTTCGAGCCTACTGGATTGCCTGGTCCAAACGTCGGGGTGAAGTGGTGATGGACCGCTCTTTCCGGGTCTATGACGGCCCGGACATCATCGAGGAGGGCGAGCGTGACGTCACATGGGAAGAGGTCAGAGAAATGCGCGACTCTTACCTCAAGACCTCTGACTGGCGCGCCGTCAAGGATCGCACGATGTCGCAGGCATGGAAGGACTATCGCCAGGCGCTTCGAGATCTCCCCCAGGACAACGCCACCGCCAACGATGCAGCAGACAACTTCCCGGTGATGCCAGATGCCTGAGCACCACGAACACGACGAGGAGAGCTTCCCCGAGCAGTTGAAGCGGCTCGTGCTTGACAACGCCTTCGTCTTCGTCCTGGGCTGGCTCGTGGGCGGAGGCCACATCGCAGCTCTCCTCGGTGACCTGGCTGGTGCGTTCACATGACCAAGCGAAAGCCGGACAAGGTGATCGAGTACCGCATCTCTCTCCAGGACAAAGAGCGCGAGATCCTCGAGTCGGCGATCGGAGCTTACCAGGTCAATC